ATAGTAAAAAATGCGGGGGCGGCTGCCCCCCGCACGCCCCCCGCCATTTCCAAAATGGGGGATCTACATGGGGTGTAGTCACGCAGTTGAGAAAATGCGGGGGTGGCTGCCCCCCGCACGCCCCCCGCCATTTCCAAAATGGGGGATCTACATGGGGTGTAGTCACGCAGTTGAGAAAATGCGGGGGTGGCTGCCCCCCGCACGCCCCCCGCCATTTCCAAAATGGGGGATCTACATGGGGTGTAGTCACGCAGTTGAGAAAATGCGGGGGGGGCGGCAGTATCCTACATCTTCATATTTGCGGCAGCCCCCGCATCCATATCAATATTAGCGGGGGGCGTGCGGGGGGCGGCAGCCCCCGCATCCGCATCCGAACGTATTCTCGCTACTATATGTAATATACAAGAACCTGTCTTCGGGGTCACGAGATTCTGCATATACCTTGGAAATCGGGTCAGTATTACAAATAACATAATTATTTACGAACATAAAAAGTGCCTTATTGGGCGACAATTGCATACGTTTACGAATAACATATAAGAATTGTCCCATGGTTAGGTCTATAGGAACTAAATATTTGCGTTTATCTAATATCGGCACATCTGTAGAATTTTTACTTCTATCTACTATAACCGGTATTTTGTCTGGATATCTGAGTAATATTTGGTCTGCCTCATATGGACTTTTATTTTGTGATGATGGGGGTGGTGATAAAAAAGGAATTTGTGTATTCATTTTTTATTATACGTGAATATTTTTACTTTGGTTTACAAACGCCCGTTTTCGAAACGACGTGAGTACCCTTAGGACATTTCTTCGAACGTTTACATTTTCTTGTTTTTTTATTTCGACGACCACTGCTACATCTTTTGAATTTTTGTGTTTTTCTCCTATTTTTTTTTGTAGGACATTTACATCTCTTCTTTCTCTTTTTTTTAGTTCCAGTTGTAAGTGGTGCATCTAATGGAGCAAAAACCGGAACTACATCAGGCGATGGAGTATCAATAGACTCTTCTTCGGGCAATGGAGTATCAATAGACTCTGATGGAGTAACAATAGGCTCTTCTTCGGGCAATGGAGTAATAATAGGTTCTGCTTCTGCTTCTGCTTCTGCTTCTGCCTCCTCCGTACTTGCAGGTAACAAATTACTTACCGAATCACCAATCTTATCAAAAATACTTTCTTCTTCTTTATCTTCTTCTTTATCTTCTTCTTTTTTGGGTTGCATATCTGGTTCCATGTCTGCCATTTATATAATATACTATATACGAATATAAAAATAATAGCCTAAATATGAGTAATGGAACTTCCGAAAAATATAATAGAGAAATTGGATTATTTCTATAATTCAAATCAAATACCCAATATTATATTTCATGGTTCTTCGGGAAATGGAAAGACAACAATTGTACAGTACTTTCTAAATAAGATATATAATTCAAATAAGACCAAGATTAAAAGTAATGTTATGTCGGTAAATTGTTCTCACGGAAAGGGTATAAAATTCATACGCGAAGACCTGAAATTTTTTGCAAAAACCAATTTACAATCTACTACTGGTGTGAAATTTAAGACAATCGTCTTATATAACGCAGACAGTTTGACGAATGACGCGCAGTCCGCATTGCGTCGATGTATAGAACAGTTCAGTTTTAATACGCGCTTTTTCATTATTGTGGAGAACAAACATAAATTGTTGAACCCAATCGTTTCGCGATTTTGTGAAATTTATGTTCCAGAACATACTGTGAATTTACACCAATATACGTTGGAAAAAAATATGGATTTAACGGAATATAAGACGGGACATACGAAATGGGTTCGCGAATACCTAAATGCATCTGATATATCGAATAACCGCGTATGTTCGGATATAAGTATTGCATTGTATGAGAAAGGAGTTTCGTGTATTGATATAATGGATTATATTACACATTCCGATAAATGGGATGCATACAACAAGGCAAATATCCAAATGTGTTTTCAAAAAATAAAATCGGAATTTAGATGTGAAAAAATGCTAATGATGTACATATTGAACTTTGCATTCTTACGTGAAAATACGGATTTACATAGGATTTCTTTTATGTAATCAGGGAACCTACGGTTTTCAGGGAACCTACGGTTCCCCGAACCCCTTCCTTTTCAGGGAACCTACGGTTCCCCGAACCCCTTCCTTTTCAGGGAACCTACGGTTCCCCGAACCCCTCCTTTATTATGTAGTTGAATTGGGAAAATCATGTTTGTTTTTGTTGGATTATATAGTTGTGTTATGTTCTCCTAATTGAATTATATATTTGTTTGTTGGATTACATAGTTGTGTTATGTTCTCCCATTTCAATTGTATATTTGTTTGTTGGATTGTAAAGGTATAGTATGTTCTCCCAGTTCAATTGGGAGAACATATTATAAATAGAAAACGCATTGAGTATTTATGTTTTTTTTCTTTGTCTAGATTATAATGCAGATTTTCGTAAAAACATTGACCGGAAAAACAATTACTCTAGACGTAGAACCAAGTGATACTATTGATAATGTGAAACAAAAAATACAAGACAAAGAAGGTATACCACCCGACCAACAGCGTTTGATTTTTGCAGGAAAACAACTCGAAGACGGACGCACTCTAAGTGACTACAATATCCAGAAAGAGTCAACATTACATTTGGTATTACGTTTACGTGGTGGGGAGGGGGGAGGGTACTAAAAATATAATGTTGTAAAAAACAATTTTCCTTCTTCTTTCGTTATTATTGTTATATTAAAATATCGTTTTGTTCTATAAAAATATGGACGATTTTGTTATTTCGAATCTACAAGAATCCAGAAATGAATGGTGTAGCCGACTAGTAGGTGTTTTTACACCATTGATTACAGAAGGTATCCGGTCCATTTTTAACGAATCGTGGAAATTGTGTATAGAGAATGATGAAGCGGGAAAATATTTAATGACATTCCAAAATCTGATTTCACGGGTTCCAAAATGGAATGCGAATATTATCGAAGAGGAGCGCAAGCGTATTATTGAACGTAGTGGTTGTAATTATTTAGATGATTTAATCACTTGCGTCCATATTATACAATTGAAGGTTCTCACATGTATTCGTGTAGGTAATAAACAGAAGAAGATCGATATCAACACGCCCAATTTAGATAATTTCATTCATAAGGTATACATAAACGTGGCTCGCAAATGTTATACCAATGTTTACCTATTTGAGAAGAATATATCTCCGCTTCTCACCCAGAGAAATAACCGAGAACTTGAACTTATCGTCCAAGAATGTATTTTGAATACCATTCGCGATAGTATTCCCACAGAAGCTATCATTCGCGCTTATATGGATGAAAGTGTAGAACAAGAAGAAGAAGTTATTATAGAGAACATTGAACCCGAAAAAGAACCTGAACCTATCAAAGAATTGGAAAAAGAAAAGGAAAAGGAATCCGTCCAAGAAAATGAAAATACCCCACAAATTGTACCATCGATTTCCAACATTGATAACGAGCCGGTTGTCACTAAATTAACATTCAATGATTATGATAGTGTATTAGACTCAGAAACTGGGAAAGTATCCGATATAAATGCACCAAAGAGCATTGACCGTCTAGAAGAGATAAGCACAGCTAGAGCAATTCAGCGAAAACTAGAAGAAGAAGATGATGATGATGATAAAATCAAGATACATACAGATAGTATTGATTTAGGTGAAATGGATGTATTTGATATGAATAAGAGCAGCTCAATAGGGGATATGATAACCCTTGATGATATAGAGGAAATTCGGTAAATCAGGGAACCTACGGTTCCCCGAACCCCTCCCTTGTATTTCGGATTACAAGAGAACATATCATATTCTAACCAATAATTAACCGATTTAGGGAGGGGTTCGGGGAACCGTAGGTTCCCTGATTCGTTCAATCATGGTTATAATTATTTAGCAATTTACTATACACCAATGGAAAAACCTATCATAATCACAATTGCAATTTCGGTTTTGTTCTTCTTTGCAAAGTTAATAGAGATGAAATTTATCGAGAAGGAGAACAAACCGATGAAATTTATCATACGTGATACATTACTAGTTTTGTTCTGTGCCTTCGTACCTATTATGATTTTCTTCCAGGCGAGCGGTCCCGTTGCCGAGATGTTGGGAACCAGTGATTTTACTGCATCCACTCCTACCCAAATTTTCACAGACGTTCCTGGGTTCTAACAACAAAAAATATAAAAAATAAAAAGATATTGATGTTTTTTACGAAATCAATATCTTTTTACATGTACGAAGGTATATTACCAATATCCATACATGTCACACCATCCGGCACTTGCTCTACAGTAAATTTCCTGAAAAATGGAAATGTCAACTGTTTTTGTGGAGTATGTTCGTGTACCGTCTTCGCAATCATTTTGTATAATTTGAAATCGGGATATCTCTCATCGCCGTTCTTCTTATACAATACATTCGACTTCTTATCATCCAAACACCATCTGTAAATTGTATTTTGGAGCTCATCTCGTGGTTTATCACCAATTATAAAATCATACATCGAACATCCAAGGCGACATAAATCAAAACTGTAATTTGGTTCAATTACAGGTAATTTACTATTGTAATACGGTCCAAAGTTATACTGGGTCGCCGCATCACCTCCCGGTGCGAAACTATCACTACAAAATATCTTCCTCTTATACGTATAAATACTACGACCAAAATCAATTATCTTGAATATACGTCCATATGTAGGAACCTTATAACAAATATCATTGTATTTGTAATATATGAATTCTTCTTTCGTAGATACATACATGATATTGTTGGTATGTAGGTCATTATGAGTAAATTTATATGCGGTTTGATATGCCAACAATGTCATTATAATTTGAAATAATGCACTGGCTCCATTATCTTCATTTATTTCATCTTTAACTAACAATTCATCTAGTGTTCCGTCGCATTTTTCAAGACAAATCATTTGTACTGGGAAATTCTCAATATATGCAAATATTTTTTCCTCCTCCTCCTCCTCCTCCTCTTCCTCCTCCTCCTCCTCCTCATCATAATCGTCGTAGTCGTCGTCATCTTCATCATAGTTATTGTCATCATCATCATCCTCATCATCATCTTCCTCATCATCCTCATCATCCTCATCATCATCTTCTTCGCTTGTATTTCCATCTTTAGTTTGAACGTATATCTCTTCCATATCACACAACTCCACATCATATATGGGTACATCTATTTGAGATATATCCAAAATCGAATCATCTTCGTTTGATATAATAAGTTTGTTACGGTTTCCACGTGAATTCTGATTGGATATAGAGGATATACGACCTCTATTAATGCGAAATAGTTTATTTACATTATCCAGGAAAAAATTCGAATTATTCAAATATTCGTAATCGTCTGCGATATTCATCTTAAAATTCTTTTGTACGGCAGAGAACGACCCATAATAATCAATGGAATGTTTCATATTGTGCAATTCCATTAATTTACTGGATAATACACAGAAAAATCCATCTACATACGATGCATTATTGGCATCTGCCAATTTTGCAAACTTTGCACCATCTAATGTAGGTAATGTGCGAATATCCTTGCTTTCCGTATTATATTTACCAATCATATAACTGATTGGGTCAAGTAACGGGGAGTATTTGATAAATATTGGCTTTTCCACTAATTTGCCGCTACTGGTATCAAGCACGGTCGTCATATCATTTATATGATACCGGTGATTCATTCGTATGTCATTATAGTTTTGCGAGTTCACATCAAATAGTAGTTTTAGGACCGGTTGATAATATTGGAAAGAATGTAGATGGAATGGATTATATCCGTGTTTCAAATCATCTGATGTAGGCGTAAACTGAGTTTCTAAATGTTCTCTGTTTAGAGAATTGAATTGGTATATAGGCGCCAACATTTTATAATTGTAATCCATATATTATTTGGTGAATATGAACGTTTGTTTGTAATTTAAAATCTATATTCTAAATCTATAGATGACGTTGGAACTGAAAAGATTTAATATGCGTGATATAACATTTAAACCAGATGAGAATAAGGGTCCAGTAGTGGTTCTCATTGGTCGTCGTGATACCGGAAAATCGTTTTTAGTGCGCGACCTTCTGTTTTATCATCAGGATATACCAATTGGTACTGTTATATCCGGGACTGAAGCCGGTAATGGTTTCTATAAAGAACATGTGCCTAAATTATTCATACATGATGAATATAATACAGTATTAATTGAGAACATTCTGCGAAGACAAAAGAGTGTCATGAAACAAATGAAAAAGGAAATTGAAACATATAAGAGGACTACTATAGATCCTCGCGCATTTGTTATTATGGATGATTGCCTATATGACCAGACGTGGACTCGCGATAAGATGATGCGACTTTTATTTATGAACGGCAGACACTGGAAGATAATGTTGGTAATCACTATGCAATACCCATTAGGTATTCCACCGAATTTGCGAACCAATATAGATTACGTTTTTATATTGCGAGAACCATATTTGACCAACCGAAAACGTATATGGGAGAACTATGCAAGTATGTTTCCGACATTGGAATCGTTTTGTGCTGTTATGGATAATACCACTGAAAATTATGAATGTTTAGTAATAAATAACAATGCGAAATCCAACAAATTGACCGACCAAATTTTTTGGTATAAAGCTGAGAATCATCCGACTTTCCGATTAGGGTCCAAGGAATTTTGGGAAATCTCCAAAAGCATGGGTTCGGATGATGAAGACGAAGCATACGACCCTTCTAAAAATAAGAAAGCAAGTAAAGGAGCGAATATCAATGTGAAAAAGACGAACTGGTAAGATGCGTATTTTTTTAGAGCTATAGAATCACAAAAAAATGTATTTAGATATATATAACAAGATGGGCTTATTGGATTATTTTTCAACAAAACCAACATTAGAGAGTTTAAATGCCAAAATTGAAGAAATTCAATCCAACTGTGACTTGAAAAAAGCTGAAATTGAAAAACAAAAGGCAGAATTAAACAAAACACCGCCACCAATATCTGGAGGAAAACGACGAAATAGAAAGTTTAGCAAAAAACGTAGAGGAGGTACCAAGAAAAAACGTAGATAATTATAATATATATGTATATATTATAATATATCAGCTATGGCGGAATATTCCACTATTACTCCAGAAGAAGAAGCTAGAATAAAATCATTAAATATTATTCCTGGCAACACTGAATCAAAAACACGTGAACTACTAAGCATAAAAAATAATAATAATTTTATGGCACCACTAGGAGCAACAGAAACAGAAACAGGAACAGGAACAGCAAAACCACTACCAGCACCAGAAACAGCAAACCAACAACAACAAGCATCACTACCTCAAACACAAAATTCTATGTTGCCATCAAACAACGTCACCAACCAAAGACAATCAATAGATGAAAACGCAGATAACGTAGAAACACCCCAAAGGGGGGTACAAAGACAAAACCTACAAATGTTAGGACAAGAACAACCACCAGTACAACCCACATTCATGGTACAACAACCACCACCAGTACAACCCACATTCATGGTACAACAACCACCACCAGTACAATCAAAAATAGCATTATCTTCAGAAGATATAGGTAAACTAATTTTATGTTACAATGGAATAAACAAGTTAATTGAAAGACTCACGGATATTCAGAATGAATATAAAGGTCAAATCGATGACCTCAACCAAAATGGATTTTTCGACGTAGCCGAATATTCACAAAAACTAAAAGGAGCAGCCGGTGAACTCACTAATATTGCAGCATCAACAACCAAACCAGGTATGCTTTCTAAAGCCTACAATAAAATGCAAAATACAGCATCATCATTATTTTCTAGGAAACAAAACGGAACCGGAGGCAATAGAAAAACCAAAACCAAGAAGCGTCAAAATAGAAATAGAAGATAATTATTTACTTACGCTATCGCGCAGCAACTCATTCCTCAAGTTTACACTTGCGGTATCAGAAACTTCCCGTCCCTCAAAGTCGACCGTCTCCCTAACTCCGACCAGCTGCCCCTCCTCATTTAGCGTTTGTGTCAGGACATTTCCACTCTTCTTCGCCAGTTCAATATTCTCTTTAATCGCCTTCTGTTTCGTCTCCTTGACGCGGCGCTCAAATTCCTCCTTCGCCTTAGTCTCGTTCTTCAGCTTCTCGTGATGCAATTGATTAAGCTCATCTTCCATGAATTCAATCCGCCCAGTCTTATATGCATCTGGGTCCCAAGGCATCCACATACCCACAGGTCCCACAAAGATATCGTGATTGGGGTCAACCTCGCGCAATTTCTTGCACTTCATCTCCGCCTCTTCCTGTGTAGGAAAGACACCGCGCAATTTCATACCGCGTACCGAAGTCTGGAACGCATGTGCCCTCTGGAATTGCTCGTTCAATTTATCCTCATTCTTCTCCATATATGTCTTGAAATCATCATCTACGCCACTCGCTTTTATTTTTACGTCCTCCTCTTTCACAAATTCGGTAAAATCAGCCATTACATCATCGATCTTTAGGTGATATTTGTATGATAGGAAATTTAGAAATTCTATAGATTTTTCCATACATTTAGCGAATTCCCATTGATTCAAAAACTGGTCGAACATATAATTTTCACGTTTCTTTAGAATCTTTTCGGGAGATACAAACGACAGACATGCAAATTTCTGGCCGGCGATCGGTGGGTCTTCGTCGCATAGATCAATATATTTAGGATTTGCATCCCCATCCGCAAGATTTCTTCGCTCAAATCCGGACATTTAGTATATACTCAATAGACGTATATTTATTTAAGTGATTTTAAATTGTATAATATATTATAGAATTATTTTATTGTGCTATAATATATAAAAACATGTCAGGTATCAATTTTAGTGAACTACTCAAGCGTGCTATTAAGTACATCGTAGAGGGTATAATGGTTGCCATTGCGGCTTTCGCCATTCCAAAGAGGCAACTCAACGTTGAGGAGGTTGTCATTATCGCGCTTACCGCAGCTGCCACCTTCTCTGTTCTAGATGTGTTTGTTCCTTCCATGGCGACCTCTGCTCGTGGCGGTGCCGGATTCGGTATCGGCTCGAATCTAGTGGGGTTCCCTCGGATGCGTATGTAATCGGTTTGAATAAATTTTTTTATTTTAGTAAAAAAATTGATTTGCTTTATCGTGTTCCGAATTCATAGTATTATTCTTCAATGTATTCCATACAAATATTCGTAAAAAACGTTCCGGGTCTAACATCAGACAACAATTTTCCAATTATCCAATTTGATACCGACATAGATATGTACGCATTTATTACGCGCCTCAAGTCATCTCCTAGAATGTTTACACAGACAATTCCATATTTCGTAATAAATAACGCTCAATTGCTTCCGAGTTACGTGCGAGATATGCATGTATATCGTCACAAAAATACACAAAATGGTTCTGATTCCGAACATGAATCCGAACCTGAATCCGAACCCGAATCCACCTTTGAATCGGACGGAGTTTTCGCACTATACGAAAATCTGGAAGAATTCAAGAGATGTACCATATTGAATAACACAATATGCGAGAAAGGATTTGCCGAAGTAATACAGGAATATCAGAATCAGACTGTAGGATAATATTCCCAATCAAGGTCTTTGCATACTTTACACCATATCTGGTCCTGTTCTAATTGTTTCTCGCGGTCCTTCATCAATGGAATATATGGCAAATACTGCGTTTGGTCCAGGAGAACACACAACTGATATAATGTATAGGTATAATTAAAAAAATTAGTGCGATTCGCCGGGCAATGAATCGCCCAAGGTTTCTGTATTTCTATAAAGAGAACGCAGAGTGTTTCATGTAGATGCTCGTTCATGATGGGTGGTCGTATTCCAAAAATGGAATTTATATATTGGATATGCTCGAAATATTTATTGTATCCCAATTTGCGCAGTATTTCGCGCATTTTGTCATAATTGATTTCCTCGGCGAGGTTATATATACGCTCTTTTTTTATTCGAATGCGAATGTTCTCAATTACATTTTCTGGTATTTGGGTAGTTTCTTTAGCCTGGAATTGCGAGAGAATTTCCTTGAAATGATTCAATCGAATATATGCGGTATACGAGACTTCATTGGGCGCCTCTTTATTCGACGGTTTGGAACTGTCTATGATGTAGCTGATGAACTTACCACATTCGCGATTGTTACATATCATTACACCTTCCTCATCCTGTGGAATCATCTCGCCTTTGTAGCAATAACTGCATATATCAGTTGGCATAACAAAATCATGAGGGTTTATGATTTCGTTATTCACATTTTTCCAATAATTTATTATAGAATGTTTGGATGTCGCCGTTTTGTCTTGCAGTTCATCCGTCGATTGTTTTACTTTGAAGAAATCATTTAGGACATTCACGTTTTTTGCACCACCGCTCGATATTTGTTTTTTTTCTTCGAAATAATTGAAGATATGTTTAGAATTGTCGAGTAAATAGTTTTTTTTCTGTTTTTTCAGGTCTTTTATTGACGTATCTATTATTGCGATTTGGTCTTTGATTTCCATATAACGTTCTACTTTATCGATACTTAGAGAACGTAATTGATACTTTAGTGATTTTTTCTGCGAAAGTAGGACCGGAATATGTACGGATTCATTCATATGGAATTCCTCCAACATCTGACTGTGTTTTTTGTCTATTGTATGTTGAACGGGATCGGTTTTTTTCATATTGCTATTTAGCTACATTGTGGTTTTTCTATATGCGTGATTTACATAAATATTTTTTAGGTAAAAAACGTGTTATTATAGTAACCTTATTATGTATAATTTATGGAAAAACCTGGGATTACTATAGATGTATTAACCTTTCAGAAAATGAATTTTATAATGAATGCCATAGAGACAGGTTGGTCGGTGAAAAAAAACGAAGATAACTATATTTTCACGAAAAAACATGAAGGAAAACGGGAAGTTTTCATGTCGAACTATTTAGAGAATTTTATTGACAAAAATATGAAATTGGACGAGAAACACTTTAGGAATTAAAAGATTCAATTAATGTTTTTTTCCCAGATTATTATCTTTATGTATACTATAATAAAAAAATGGGTGGAGCACTTATGCAACTTGTAGCTTACGGCGCACAGGACGTTTTCCTTACCGGTACCCCTGAGATTACCTTCTGGAAGGTATCTTACAGAAGACACACCAATTTCGCGATGGAGTCCATCGAACAGACCTTCTCCGGACAGGCTGATTTCGGAAGACGTGTCACCTGCACTATCTCCAGAAACGGAGATCTTGCTTACAGAACCTACCTTCAGGTGACTCTCCCTGAGATTAACCAGTCCATGAAGAACGCCAGTGGAGGTGTTTATGCCAGATGGATGGACTTCATTGGAGAACAAGTTGTCGCACAGGTTGAGGTTGAAATCGGAGGACAGAGAATTGATAGACAATACGGAGACTGGATGCACATCTGGAATCAAGTCACCTTGACCTCCGAGCAACAGCGTGGATATTTCAAGATGATTGGAAACACCACTCAACTCACCTACATTACTGACCCAGCCTTCGCTGGTGTTTCTGGACCATGTGCTGCTTCCGGTGCGCCTTCCCAGGTTTGCGCTCCTAGAAACGCTCTTCCTGAGACCACCTTGTATGTTCCTTTGCAATTCTGGTTTTGCAGAAACCCTGGACTTGCCCTCCCGTTGATTGCCCTCCAATACCACGAGGTCAAGATTAACCTCGACCTCCGCCCAATCGGAGAGTGCCTCTGGGCTGTCAATGGCATTGGTGCCTCCTCTGGGTCCGTTACTGTTACCGCTGCTTACCAACAATCCCTTGTTGCTGCTTCGCTCTACGTTGATTATATCTTCCTCGACACTGATGAGAGAAGAAAGATGGCGCAGAACCCTCATGAGTATTTGTTCGAGCAACTCCAGTTCACTGGAGATGAGTCTGTTGGTTCCTCGTCCAACAAGATCAAGCTCAACTTCAACCACCCATGCAAGGAGCTTATCTGGGTCGTCCAACCAGATGCCAACGTCGATTACTGCTCTTCGTTGATTGCTGGAAACACCCTTTACAAGACCCTCGGTGCCCAACCATTCAACTATACTGATGCTATTGATGCCCTTCCTAATGCTATCCATGCCTTCGGATCCTCAGACAGTGTTGGTGCCTCTACTGGTGCCTTCATTAACTCCGCTGGTCTCTTCGAGCAAGCCGGTGGTGTTGATACCACTGCGTCTGCCGGTGGAACTTGGTCTGGCGGTAACGGATTTGATGCTGGTGCCATTGGAACTGCCGCTGGTCTCTCTGATGCCGGAACCTTCGTTCTCGCTGAGTCTGCCCTCGACATGCATTGCTGGGGAGAGAACCCAGTCGTTACTGCTAAGCTCCAACTCAACGGACAGGACCGTTTCTCTGAGCGTGAAGGGTCTTACTTCGACGTCGTTCAGCCGTTCCAACACCATACCAGAGCCCCTGACACTGGTATTAACGTGTACTCGTTCGCGCTACGACCAGAGGAACATCAACCCTCAGGTACATGTAATTTCTCCAGAATTGATAACGCTGTGCTACAACTTGTGCTGTCATCCCCAACTGTTTCTGGAACTAATACCGCCAAGGTCAGAGTTTATGCCGTTAACTACAACGTGTTGCGTGTGATGAGTGGCATGGCTGGTGTCGCTTATTCCAATTAAACACTGTATTTCGGGTTGTGTATGGTATGGTATGGTTTATAAATATACAAATATATTACTTGTATATTCTCAAAATGATTGCTTTCCCTTGTGGCAAAGCAATCATTAGAAAATATCATGATTTACTTGCAATATATGGTATAGTTTATCAGGTTTTTGCTTTACCAATCGGTAAAGCAAAAGGTAGTTCGTGAAATAACACCCCCCCCTTGATGGCTTCTTTAGTTTCCGATGGCGATTGATGGATAGAGAACTCGACCCAAACATAATTGTTTCATTGGAACCAACCAAAGAAACCAAAGTCCAGAATATGGGATATATCGCCAAATTGAACGCAGGAAAAAGCGAAATCCTCAATGTATATCTGGATAGAAAAAGCGCCAGTCAATTGAACGGATATGCATCATCGTCCGCTTTGGATAATCCAGTGAAAAATTTCAGTTTCGCAAACGGATTTTACTAGGGCTTCGGGCCGAAGCCGAGGCCTAAGGCCGAACAACTTCGGCCTCGTACATGTATACACCTCGACCTCACAGGGAAATCATGCACGAGCTACATGAACCTAGAAGAAAATTCCCGACTTATACTCCCTGCAGGTAAATGTAACCCAAAAAAAGCCGAATTTAGGCCGTCTGAAGGCCGAGGCCGAGGCCGAAGCAAAAAACGACTTCGGCCCGAAGCCCTAGATTTTACTATACATTATATGATTCATGCGCAGATGAACTGAAAGATGATTTTACAGAAAAGATAAATGGAGAACCAATGTTATACAAAAACGGTATAGGGCAATACGATGCGAATAACAATTTAGTGCGCGAATTCATTTGCAAATATGACTGTATCAAAGCAATGAAACTGAGCGACAAAACACTGAGAAAATCATTGGAAAACGCACAAGTATACAACGGATATAACTATAGGGAAATCGGAAGTAAACTACAATGTTTGTAATAATATATTCAGGCAAAAAAATCATATAAAAGCACGCTCGCATACACAAACAAATGGCGACCAAGTGTAATACACAAAATGAACTATTACTACAAAATCTAATGACATTCTATGAGAACCGCGAGTACCTTGCAAAGACGATTTCCGTAATAAATGGCGAATCCAAGATATCTCTGCGAATTGTAGACTGGTTCGTGACAAATTATGCTAAGAAAAACTTCACAGTATACGAACTCAAAGATAGTTATGGAGAACCTAGACGATTCAAGGTATATAACGACTATAAATTGAAGTTAAAAGCATATAGCAAAAAACGATTCGACCCATTCTGTCGATGGGAACGTATTAAAATCCCATATGATGATACGAAATGTATGGAAACCACAATCGGACAATTGAACTTTTTCAAGTGGACGATAGAGAACAATATCATTGAATTCATAGAGGCGAACTATGTGGATATAGAGAATGATATGAATTCGCGAAATAGCACGTCCAAACATAAGGATAGCGACAGCAAGACTCGAAAGAAACGCGAAGAACTCTCCGTTTCAGCATGCAAATGCATTAAAAAGGAAACGGTCAAGATTATTGTGAAATTCAACTAATATAAAGCTATAATATTTACATTAGATACAATGACAAAAAAATATATATATGCCTGTATACGCATACCAATGGAAGTGCTTCCGGATGGGAACTATGAGCCGTATCCCGATCACGTGAAAATATCATTTGAACGATGCGATGAACTACCAACTATAGACCCGCTAGAGAACAACAATTTAGAAACAGTATTGAGCGCATTTATGGAGTACCCGATTACCGAACTCATTCCGAAAAGTACGGTGAAACAAAGTAGACGAAATACTACATGTAATACTACATTCAAACATAGGCGAGGAAAAGGCAATAGTTATTCGAGAAAAAGTATTAGTTTAGAAATAGCGGACGATTTACAGAACTCACTGAAACCGGTTCAGGGAGAATTAGTGCTGGACGATCATATATGTGTAAACTCTTCATTGATTTGAGGGCGGGTTGAATGATAGGACGCGAATTTACTAAATCATTGGAACCGATTCCGAACAACATGGATTCAATATCGCACGCATTATTCGCCATTTCGGTACGTGATGTTTTCGCCGGAAGGAGTCCATCGCCTGGGTGATAAGATACAGACGGACGTCCGTATTCACTGACACGATAGTTTGACTGTGTCGCATTTCCGGATTGTTCTAATTTATAATTTCCGGGAGCATTTTTGTCGCGAGTAGATGACATTTATATATATCTTTTACATATTATTATATGACGTTCAATAAATATATGATCTAAACGTATACCCAATCCACAACGATGGATGTAAAATATCTACAACATATATATATAAATATCGAAGAAAGCACTTCTGATTGGTATAAACTACTATGAAACCCCGTCAGCCCGATTACACCTTTGAAGAATTTAATCCGCACTCCGCGGATTAAATTCTTTCAAAGTGATACCCGTTTATAGATTTAACCGCACCTAGAGGTGCGGTTTTAAATCTTCAACGGTTTAAATGGTTGTATCAATGATGTGGTAAATATGCGGAATATGTTAATTGATGCGTATGGATACACTTCCGAAAATATAACAATGTTGAGGGACGACAGTTCCAACAACAATCCAACTAGAGAAAATATTATGAAATCTTTGAATGCGATCATTTCCCAGAGCAAGTCTCTATCCGAAATCTGGATACATTACAGTGGACACGGAAGTCAAATCAAAGACTTGAATGGCGATGAATCGGATTCTTTAGATGAAAATATTGTTCCAAGTAATTATAATACTAGCGGAGTTATTAGTGACGATATGATTTATGGAATAGTGAGACAGAGCCTTTGTAAAACAGTTCTTATATTCGACAGTTGCAACAGTGGAACAGTGTGCGATTTAATGTGGAACTTTAACGCAAACGTCTCGACTAAAAGAATAGTAACAACAAAAACAAACAACAACAATATTTTGAACCAGAACATTATTTGTCTATCTGGCTGCCGTGATGAACAGTACAGCGCTGACATTTATAATACTTATTCACAACAATATTGTGGAGCAATGTCAAATGCTATTATGGAATGTTTGCGGTGGAATAAACACAATGTTGATATTGGTAAACTATTCATTGATGTCGTGTCATTTATGTTGAAGAATGGTTTTCCACAGATTCCGCAACTAAGCTCTTCGGCAAAAGTTCCTGTGTATCAAATAACACATGACCTTACAAAAACAGAAAATGATGTTTGGTATTCTTCTAGACAAGTCGCAATCCTAAATGTAATGAAAGACCTTATCGGAACCTAGATTTAAACCGTTGAAGATTTAAAACCGCACCTCTAGGTGCGGTTAAATCTATAAACGGGTATCACTTTGAAAGAATTTAATCCGCGGAGTGCGGATTAAATTCTTCAAAGGTGTAATATGTATTACTTCAAAATCAAAGTATTTTTGATTTTGAATCAAGATATCCATGGCATACTGACAGTTGCACTTCTCCCCCAAAAAAAAACATCATTCCAAGGGAGGGGTTCGGGGAACCGTAGGTTCCCTGATTTTTGCATAATTCTCACTTCCAATAACACCATCTCGCATGAAATCCGCTAAACACGGATGAAATAAATTAAAGTTCTCATAGGAGAATGCAATTGCCATTCCGATATCCAATTCAGAACTCAACATCTTACCGGCATAATCTAAATATAAATCGCGGAATTCAGGAACATTATATGTTTTTTCGAATATATAGTCCATAACATCACACATGATTTTGTCATCATATACGTCATCATTTTCGGATGACTTCATACAGAAGACTTGGCATATACAATCGCGATATTCATCGTCGTTGGAATATGTTATTTGTAGTGTATGATCGTACATATAACATATTATAAGTTTTACTCTTTATCTGGTTTACCAGTCCATATATTCAATACTATTTATTCGCTCGTGGCGTGGAAATGGATTATATATATATTTACACCGAATTATGTAATGTATTGATAGTCCATTTCAAATCTGATTATAGCGTTCTGTGTTTTTTTCGTCGCTTACTTCTCCTTCTCATTCTTCATCTACTTTTTTTTCCTCTTCCTCTTCTCCATCTTCCTCTTCCTCTTCCTCTTCCTCTTCTTCAGATTCTTCTTCAGATTCTTCTTCAGATTCTTCCCCTTCCCCTTCTTCCCCTTCCCCTTCTTCCCCTTCCCCTTCCCCTTCCCCTTCCCCTTCCTCTTCCCCTTCCCCTTCCCCTTCCTCTTCTTCATCTTCTTGTGGTACTGGTTTTCCTACTTCTTGTGGTACTTGTTCTCCTACTTCTT